TTACCCCACTTTCTTATGGGGCATACATGGGACACTTTCAGATAGTCTTTTGTTAAGGAGTTCTATCTGTTCGTGATTGTTGTCTTTCATCCATGCTCCGTAAACATTGAATACCATTTGTGCGTTTGTGTGGCCCATCTGGCTTGCGATAAAACTAGGATTAGCTCCAGCGGCAAGTGACCAGCATGCATAAGTATGCCTGGATTGGTACGATTTTCTGTGTCTCAGACCTGCGCGTTTTAAGATACTTGTCCATGACTCCCTGATGGAGTCAACCTTGTAGTGAGGTCCGGACAACTGCTGCTGTTTTGTTACCTGAGGACTAAAAACAAAAGTGCATTTATGCACAGCAGTTCTCCCATATTCCCTCTGCTTCACCTCTACAGAATGTTGCTTTCCAAGCATGGTCATTTCCGCCTGGCTTTTAAGAGCATCAATAGCTGGTTGAACCAGATGAATTGTCCTTCCGGTGCCTGCATCGGTTTTTGGTGGAGTGAATTCGCCAAGTTTTGTATAATTTCTACGGATGGTTATAGTCCTTGCTTTAAGGTCTATATCTTCCCATGCCAGCGATACCAACTCCCCGTGACGAATACCCGTGTATACAGCGAGAATCCACAGGTTTTTTGTTTGTTGATGACGGCAAGCCTCAATAAAACGAATAAATTCGTCACGGGTGAGAGGATCTGGTTTTACCTTGGACTTTTTTAAGGGAGCCAGACCGTTAAATGGGTTTCCTGAGGTATAACCATTATCTGTTGCAAATTGAAACATTCCAGCTATGGTTGTCATATAGTAGTTTACCGTGACCACTGAGCGCCCTTTTATGGAAGAAGTCTTTCCATTAGAAAGCTTTTGGTAACCGGTCAACAAATCTCTCCTTACGAAAAGTAAATCCTCTTTTGTTATGGATGAAACCAGTTTTTTTTCACCTAACATTGGTAACATGTTTTTAATTACTGACTGGTAACGGTTAAGTGCATTCGCACAAATCTCAATTTTCTTAAGGTCCAACCATTTTTCCGAAAGTGCCTTAACGGTTATCTCTCTTTTTCCCAGACCAAAGTGTTTCAGGTTAGGGGAATTAGGGAACTGCGCGGCGTAGTCGAAACTCCCCATTCTGATTGCAAAACAAACGGAAGTGCGAAGTTCACCAGCGATCTTCCGGTTTTTGGCTGTGTCAGGAACACCGAGGTTTTCTCTGACACGTTTGCCATTATAGTGAAACCATATACGGAGTGATCCTCCATGGTTTTCAACGCCTGTCGGGTATGATGCGTTACTCATTAAACCTCCCAGACGTCCAGGAGCATTAACAGGTTAACCGGAACTTGCATTTTTGGCACCTGGTTGTTTCTGGTTTTCGATCCATCGCATAATTTCTTCGATGTTGTACAGGCATTCACTGTAGTGCCCCGGATCACCTTCTACAGCGTAATGGCGGTATTCTTTTCCCTGCATCCATGACTTTCTTCTTGCCCGCTCAATGGTGCCAGGCTTTAGCCCTGTTGATGCAATGAGGACTCTCTCCGTACACCATTTGCTGGGGGTTATCTGATAGATGATTGTCTGCATGCCAACCTCATAAAATTTTCATCCACGGCAGTGGCACCACACTTCAACCATTCGCTTCACAACTTCACGACAGTAGAAGCCGTCAACATCTCGCGTCAGGTCATAGCGATTGCCGTAACGCTGGTGGACCCATCGTTCAAATGCTTTATTCATTCTTTACTTCCTTTTTATGGCTCGTAATTTTTTCAGGTGCTTTTCCTGCTCAGTGTCCGCGAGAATTTTGTGGTACTCCTGGTGGTCAATATGTTCGAACAGGCAGTTTAACTCACCAATGCGTACCCGCCCGGATCGTCCGTCCATCCGTCGAAAGAACACTGAGTGCTCAGTGATGCGAGTAATCACCACGGGGTATCCAGCTCTGTCCGTGTATATCTGACCGCGTTGAATCAAAGCGAACATGTGGTTATCCCCATCGACAAATCGAGAACACAACAAACGCTGCTGCGAATACCACCCCCAGAGTTACGATTGCATCAGGCCAGCTCATTGATTCACCTCCTGCCTGTCGTCCGGCATTCGCTCACTACAGCTTATCCAACCATCCGGAGTTACCGGAGAGTTGCCCGATAGTGCATTCTGCTCCAGTGATGCTTTTACAAACCACGCTGCCTGAACTATAACGCCATGAATCCAGCGCAAATCAGCATCGCGATCTTTCTTTTTCATCTTTTCGCCACTTAAGGCCTTGCTTATGTGGCTGCGTACCAGGTCTTCATGTAATTCCTTCGCCTCCTCAATGGTGAAACCACCAGGCAGAAGAGCCGGAGTTACCGGAGAGCTGGTTGACGCTTCCGGGATTTCCCGAAAATTATTGGTTGACGAATTCTTGCTTTCCCGAAAGTTTCCGGACTGAAGCATGGCGGTGCGGCAGGCGTTCCATATTTCGGCAGCAATATCGCGCTCGCTATCGGTTAATTTGTACGTGGAAACATAGCCAGAGAGCATTTCTACGTTTTCCGGAGTTGCTTCTTCCGGCACTACCGGCGCTGGCGGGGCGGCAAATAGATATCCGCCAAAGTCAGGAAGCTCTCCAATGGCCTGTACGAACTTTTGTTTGCCTACGTCAACTCCTAATGGGTAATGAGCTATAATCTTTGCCACCGGCTCTGCTTCCAGCGATACCAGTGCAATTCGTGCCAGTTCTTCCGCTTCTTCTGCTGGCAGTACAACGTTGCTACCCGGTCCGTATGTTTCGCGCCACTGCTTGATTGTCAGCAGTCGCCCTTTGGTAATAGTGATCATGCCGCGTTTCCTTCTTTCTTATTAACAATCACACCGTCATATATTTCATTAAGGTGCCCTCTCAACTCCATGCGCCTTAATGCAGATAACATGTAATCGCATTCAACCTGCTTATTCCCAGTAAATGGCTTATCGTCAGGATTACCCCAACAGCAATTACCCCTGGGCCATCCATGTACTTTCCGTACTCTTCCGTTAACAACGTGAAGTAATCCCCAGCCGGGAGGTAAATCCTCAACTGAAATAATTTCCGGCTCACTAATAAAGAATCGCCAGTCGCCCATGCCAAGTGAGGGATTTTTACGGAAACGCTTTTTTCTATCTGCCAACAAGTCAGCACGAGAACACTTCGCCTCTATCAGGCATGATGCTGAATTTCTGAATCCCATAGCATCTGGCTGTTCTCCGGTACTGGTTACAGCAACAAAGCGGTCATGAAAGCAAACCTTGAACCCGTTGCGCTTAAGGAACTTGTACGCAATCTGACAGAGTTCGTGGTGTGTTAACGCCATATCACTCTCCTTTGATGCGAATGCCTGTTGCAATGCTGTTTATGATGCTGTCAGTGCATGGGGTAGAAAGCTGGGCATCTCCAGCAATTTTCATGACCTCAACATCTGCATATCGAATACCGAGGTGTATCAGACCGGCTATGCCTGACTTAAGCCGAGCATTTTCCATAAATAGAACTTTTGCCCGCTGTTTTTCTGCTTCAAGCTCAACGCGCAGCTTCCCTACCGTTAGCGCAATATCCTCGTTCTCCTGATCGCGGCTTTTGATGTATTGCAGGTTTCTTTCCCGTTCATCCAGCAGTGCCAGCACGGTAGCCGGGTTAGCCTCTGCTATGAATTCAGCGTTTGCATAAGCCTGAGCATCTGTTTCAACCAGGCAGTTAACGTGACATTCTGCAATTACGCCACCGGGTTCTCCTTTCCATTTTTGACAAACAAAAACTCCTGTTAAATTGCCGTGTTGGTTAACAGATGTATGCCCTACGATGTAGCTTCCTTTAGTTGCTTTCTCTGCCTTTTCACGCAGTACCTGATAGTTAATGTTGCTCACTGGTTGTCTCCTTTACGGATCTGCGCTGTGATGCACGAAAAAAAAGACTTTCGCGTATGACTGTTAAGAGCTGGCGCGAACGCCGCGTTAAGAACGGCGGCATCACAGCCGTCATCGATATAGAGCGCAATTTTTTTCTCCAGGCGTGCTTTGGCTTCCTGCAACTGCATATCCCGGCACGCACGCGGGATATACTCAGCAATTTGAGCGATAGATTTTTCGTTCTGTTTAAACATGCTTCACCTCGATAGGCTTGATGGTATCGATCAGCAGTCGGCGGCGAGTATTTTCTGCAAAGTGGCGGCGTCCGGTTTCTTTGTGGTAAAACTCGTTTTTTCCGACGACCCACATCCGCTTTGTCTGGTGCAGTTTTTTTACCTGCGGACCGTCTCGGGTGATAACAATTCCTGTATGAGTTTTTATCACGCTCATTTTTTATTCTTCGGTGCTTTCGGCATTACTGCCCAGTGAGTGATATTGACGTTTTCAAGGTCCCCGACCTGAAATGTCCACAGCCATTCTCCGGTTTCTTTTTGTCCCCAGGTGTACCAGAGAGAACGCCAGCCAATTAGCCAGCCTTCTCCGTTAGCATCAAATAACAGAACACTTTCATTTGCTGGCGGCAGTTCAGCTGACACTGGTATTATTTTGTTTTCCAGTGCCGCACATTTAGCTTCAAGCGCATCGAATTTACGTACCAGGTACTCAGCATTTGTTTCATTCACTTTCAGATCTCGTGGTACACATTTCCCGCGAAGAAACCCTTCCATTTCGAAAACATTCATGCGCATTTGCGTAACTCCGATAACTCGTTAAAACGTTCCATAAACATCCCGTAGGCATGGCCTGGTGACAGTGGAATAACTTTGAACATCTCTGTCGCCGGGATACCTTCCAGTACAGGCCAGAAAGAGCCATCATCAAGCCCGAGATCGCGACGTTCGGTTGCCAGCATAATGAGATCGGCATATTTCACTGGCGTGCTCATAACAGGAGGTAACCCGTATTTCTCACGGATTACGGCGTCTATTTTTTCTTCCATCCGTTTATAGTCAGGAAGAAGGCGTTTCAGTGGAGCTGGGATGTCCTGGCAATACGCTTCTGTTGCATCATGCATTAACGCTTCAAAAGCAAATTCCTGCGGCACCAGCTGGCTGCAAAGCACCGCATGTTGGGCGACGCTGTAGAAGTGAGAAAGATGACCGGCAAAGCGACAGATATTTGAAAGGGAAACCGCGATATCGTTAATAACGATGTCATCTTTATTTATCTTGTCATAATAAAAATGCTTCCCGGAAAAAGTTTTAATAAATGACATTTTGTTCTCCACGTATATGCGCTGCACCGCGCTGAATTTGGGTAAAAGGAAGCCCTCACCATCCGGTGATTATTGAGTTAATTACGTTTCCATAAATGCCCCCGCAGGGGCATTTGCAGTAATGAAATCAGGCGGTGAAAGTACCAATAAAGGTTTCTACTTTGCTGTCTTTGAATTTCTCAACAAGCAGATCACGAAATTCGTTAGCCATATCTTCCTGCACCGCTTCCAGCTGAATAATGCGCAGAACCAGTACAGGACGATCGCCAGTGATAATGCTGAGGCGTAATTTAAACGGACGTTCTTTCAGACCTTCAAACGGAACGCATTTAAATTCAAATGCCACTGGCATAATGTCTTTGGTCTTCGCTTCGACAGATTCCATCAGGGAGCGTTTGCCGCTGAAGTCATTATCTTCAAAATCAGCGGTCTGGTTTGCTTCAATCGTGATTTTACGGATTGCCGCAGCCGCTTTTGTTGCCTGAATGGCGTCACCATTAGCATCAAAGCCCACAAGGTAGTCGGCCCAGTCTTCAATCCATTCTGCCAGTGATTTCTGGGAGTTACGCTCGCCGTTAACAGACAACAGGGCAGAGAACGGTGCTGTCTTTTTCAGTTTGAGAGTGGCGGTGTTATCTGCGTGACCTGGTTCATCAATAGTACCCAGGTTAAGCACACTGACGGCACGCATATTATCAGCATCGATAAAGCAGCGGGTGCCTTCATCTGCAAGATCTTTAGAATAACGGGTAAAGTCATCGATGCTGGCAGTGGAAAGCGCACCACGGAAACGGAAGCGATTTAAATTAAATTTTTCCAGATCATGAATGCGGAAATTCTCAGGCAATGCCACAGCATCGGCACCAATCTTACTGATAATTTCATTAACACCCTGAGCAGAAATAAGGGCATGGATTTGATTAATTGCGGTTGCGTCTAAGTTCTGAGACATAATAAGTCCTCACTATATTAAGATATTCAGTGATGAGATAAATAATCAGTTAATTAAGAACGATATTAATGACCTGCTGCGCGGAGTTTTCCGTCAGGTTCACCGGCAAGAGTCAGTAATTGTCCCTGGTCTTCCTGCAGAATAGTCAGGCGACCACCTCGATTGACATACATCGGCGTTTCGGTGGTGTCTTCTTCGGAAATTTTCCCGCGGTTAGTCGGGCGAACATATGAGAGTTTGTGTTTGATTTTCACACGGTTCTCATCAAACGGTTCGATGTCCAGATTGACCGAGACTTTACCTTTGTTTTTCGTGTTCATCACACCGGAAGCGACTTCACTGAGAACTGCGCCGAGTTTGGTTTCAAATACGCCGCCGTCCAGTTCTACGATAAATACCTGCACATCAGTACTGCGTACGCTAGCCATTTTGCTGCTCCTCATCATATCGACCCTGCAAGGTCGGTTGGTTTCTCCACAAAACAGAGAAGAACACCTGCGGTGGCAGCCGCCCGGATGGATTGGGTTATGAGCCCGTCGTCCGGTGATGCTCTTCTCTGTTTTGTAAAAAGAGCGGTACCAGCCGGAAGCAAGTGTACAAACTGGTACCGCCAAAGCAGTGGCTGTTGTGGTGACCGGTGCTGATCTCCGGCTTGTGGTTATTTCAGACTCTCACGGGCGTTTAATTGCCCCGCCGAACAGCTCTTTTCCGCAATAGCTGCAATGTCTTTCGCGCATCAGCCTGCGCATTCACCACAACTCTAAGGATTCTCTCTGGTTGAAAATACTTAGCTGTTATGTGCCTGCTTTTAGCCACATCAGGCGAGGTGGACCTGGTTATTCCCCAACAACAAGGATTCGGTTAATCTGGTTATCCCCAACAACGCAAAAGGAAAAGAAATGTCCGGTAATATCTACACGTTGTACAAATCCCACTGTGAAAATGTTGGAAAGTATCGGGGCATTGAAATCAGTGGGATAGTGTCATCAGTCGAAATAAGCAAAGTGGAATCAAGGGCAACATTACTTACTCTTCTGGATCTTGTCTTACATGAGCACCGGAAGAAATTCGGCACTCCCTATAATCAGTTGAATGGGAAAAAGGCTCTGGTTCACCTTATTCTGATGAAGCATCACTGGATGCCAAAACAGATTAATGAGATGAAATTTGATGAACTTCTTCTTTCAATTCAGGATGAACTCACACTTGATAAAATAAGCGTAACCGCCCAGAAATTTTTAGATTATCGAGACTGGAGATCACAAATTCATCACTTTGATGATTTTGACGAAAATGAATGGGATCCTAATTTGTCTGCACAATATCTAAAGTAACATCCTGTGATAAAACCGTGATTTCCTGATCCAGTTTTTTTAAGGAGTCTATTGTTTCCTGTCGATAAGACAGCACTTCACGAAGCTGGTTTATAGCTGCCAGCTTCTTTGTCATCCACTCATAAATTTACTCATCTGTGTAGCTAGGCGCGACGATTTTGGGTTCTGTTTTGTGCATTTCACACCTCCTCAAGTTATCAGTTACTTGTTGATGGGGACCAGATTGTTAAAGAGCTAAGCGTCCTGTAGGGCGCTTTTTTGTTGCTAACGAATCATCCTGGACTTCATATGCCCCAGGCGGCTACTTCGTGGGTGTCCTGCCTGTTCGTTGTCTTAACACCTTTAAGTTGTAATTTAGTTGTGGTTTTGAATGTTGCCAACAACTTTATGTGGTTTGAACGAGTAGCCAAGGAGTGCAAGGATTATCAAAAAAAGGAGGTTGTATGGAAGACGCGCTTTACGCTTTTAATTACACACAGAACCGGGACAAGTTATTTGCTAACTTGATTAGCATCATTGATGGAATCATTGCAGATGGAGTTGTCCGTGAAGAGGAGGTTCTTTACTTAGATACATGGTTACTTGAAGCAAAGCAGATTATCAATAATGGAGTTATAAAAAGTCTATCTGCTCGGGTGTCGGATATTCTTGCGGATGGAATAATCACATCAGAAGAACGTGATGACCTTAAAAATAGCCTTCTCCAAATACAGAGGGAAATTCTTGATATCCCTGAAATTGATTTTTACTCCAAGGATGTAGATGTCCATTTACTTAATGGACTATGTAAAGGATTAATTGCTGATCGGAACTTAACTCAAGAAGAAATAAGATATCTTAATTGGTGGCTTGAGCAAAATGGAGCTTTGAAGAACAACTACCCAGGAAAAAAACTTTATGCACTTGTAAAGGAAATTCTTAAAGATGGTGTTATTACTGAAGATGAGAGTTTAACTCTACATAAGGCATTAGTAGACTTCACAGGATGTGACTTGGAAAGTGGGGTGGTGGATGGTTTGGCGACCAGGCTGCCTATTGATGTAGGGGCTTCGATAGAGTTAGAGGGTAAAACCTATTGTCTTACAGGCACTTTTGTTGCAGGAAAGAGAGCCGTAGTTGAAAATTTGATTAAAAATGCTGGTGGGAACATCAGTAGTGGAATTACTCAAAAGTTGGATTTTTTAGTAATTGGGACGCTTTCCTCCCGTGATTGGAAATTCTCTAGTCACGGAAGGAAGATCGAAAAGGCTATATCTTATAGGGATGATAATGGTGCAAAACTTAAAATTATTTCTGAAGAAATGCTTTTCGATGCATTACCAAGTTCGCGATGACCAGAATACCCTACCTATAACATGAATTCTGGCTCGTCTATCTTCAAAGGTGAGTATTTCATCTGGGTACTCATCTTTGTTGAAGCTTCTAAGAATCAAGCCACCGTCAGGTAAGTTGATAAGTATTTTAACCCTTAGCAATACACCATCTCGTACGGCATAAAGATCGCCATCACGAATAGGAACGGTTTGAGAAATATCAACGGCAACAAGATCTCCATTATTGAGAACCGGTAATAAACTGTTCCCCCATATTTGTACGATCTTGGCATTAGATGCACATACGCCAGATTTTCTCAAATCTGCTCTTCTTAACGGAAACCAGTCAATAGCTGATTCAACTATTTCAGCCAGACATCCGTTACCTGCCGATAACTCGACATCTAAAACAGGAATGTTTACGAAAATATCGGGGTCTAATGCGGTGCTTTCTGCTTCTTTTACAACAAGATCAGGTATGGATGCGTTGTCTTCAATACCAAGTTGTAACCACTTTTGTGATACACCTAAAACTTTTGCAATTTCTTTAATTTTGCGCGGTTGTAGAGTTTCGCCATTCTCTATTTTGGCTACAGATTGTTGTGAAAGTCCAATTTTTTCAGCTAGTTGAGCTTGGCTCATGCCAGCTTTCTCTCTACCTATCTTTAATCGTTCTGCCAGTGTTTTCACAACATATCCCTCTCTTTTTTGATGAGGTTACAACTTTATGTTTTAGCTTTCCAACATCTAAAAGTTGTGGTAAAAGTTGTTAATGTTGTATTCTTGCAGCTCGTAACAACTTAACTACCAAAAAAGGAGAAAGCTATGACACCTGAGCAATTAGCCTTATCGGAGGCAATCGCTCTGGCTGGTGGTCAATCAGAATTGGCTCGGAAGCTCACAGCCAGCAGCGGTCATTTAGTAAAGCAACAACATGTCTGGAACTGGTTGAACAGAGAAAAGCGTCCCCCTGCAAAGCTTTCGATATTCATTGAAAAGACCACTGGCATATCAAAAGAAAAATTACGTCCAGATATTTTTCAAAAGATTAAAGATTCATCAGATGAAAAGTAACCACAGTTTTAAGGAGATAGCCGTGGGTAAGCATCACTGGAAAATAGAAAAACAGCCTGAGTGGTACGTGAAAGCTGTCAGAAAAACTATCGCGGCGTTGCCGGGGGGTTACGCTGAAGCCGCTGACTGGCTGGATGTAACAGAGAACGCTTTATTCAATCGCCTTCGTGCCGATGGCGATCAGATTTTCCCGCTGGGATGGGCAATGATTTTACAACGTGCTGGTGGAACTCACTTCATTGCTGACGCTGTGGCGCAGTCTGCAAATGGCGTCTTTGTGTCTCTTCCTGACGTCGAGGATGTGGACAACGCCGATATTAACCAGCGTCTGCTGGAAGTCATTGAACAGATCGGCAGTTATTCCAGACAGATTCGTTCAGCAATCGAAGACGGTGTAGTGGAACCGCATGAGAAGACAGCAATTAACGACGAGCTGTACCTCTCAATTTCGAAGCTCCAGGAGCATGCAGCACTGGTCTACAAAATCTTCTGCGCTCCAGAAAATAGTAACGCCCGCGAGTGTGCAGCTCCGGGCGTCGTGGCGTCGATTGCTTCTGGTTGTGGAGAAACTAACGCATGAATAGTTTAACGGCAAATAACCGTTTGTCGCAACAGCTGGTGGTCAGCGTCGCTGAACACCTGTTGTTACGGCATGAATGCAGATTACCAAATCACCTGGCTGTAAGTAACCACAGAGAACTTTACCTGACTGTGGGGGGCGAGTTGTGCAGGAACTTAACCGCTGGTTTCGTGACGGAAGAGGGCTTTATGTCCATGTTATTCGTTGGGAGCCAGAAACACAGCGCGTTATCTATCTTCGCAAAGACTACCCGCATGAGTGCTTTAGTCCTTTGTGGAAATTCAGGCGTGATTTTGTTGAGTGTGAAGGACCACCAGCATATTGATTCTGCAATTCCGGGACGTTACACTGCTCAGGCACCTTATAAAGCGGGTGCCGGGGGTCGCAGCCCGGAATTGTCAACGGCGATATATGACGCGCCAGCGTCTTTTTTATCGTCCGCGCTCACGCACGCCAGAATTATGGTGGGCTGGGCAGGGGAGCCGAAAGGCTCGCCGGTCTCCGTTGACGCCGGTACTGCGAACCCTGTTCAGTCTGCCACCAGTGAGTTTCGCAGCTCCGGTGGTGGAAGTTTTCCACAGTCAACGGAGGCTGCCATCATGGCTACGATCCCAACCCTCACTCAACCTGAAATTGCCATCGTTGATGGTCAGGCTGTTACTTCATCCCTGGCTGTTGCCAACTTCTTCTCCAAACGTCATGACGATGTACTGAAAAAGATCCGCACGCTTGAATGCTCTGCATCATTCACTTCCCGCAATTTTTCGGTGAGTGATTACACCGATTGCACAGGCCGCAAACTACCTTGCTATCAAATAACCCGCGACGGCTTTGCGTTTCTTGCTATGGGTTTCACGGGTAAACGTGCTGCCCAGTTCAAAGAGGCATACATCAATGCCTTTAACCAGATGGAGAAACAGCTTTCAAATCCCTCTGTACTGAGCGACGTTGCACATAACGCCAGCGTTCTCTATTCCTACATTTCATCAATTCATCAGGTCTGGCTGCAGCAGCTTTATCCCATGTTGGCAAAAGCCGAATCCCCGCTGGCTGTAAGTCTGTATGACCGCATCAACGACGCGGCGCTACTGGCCAGTCTCATAAATTTGTCGCTGAACCCTTCAGAGGTAAGGGGGCGCAAATGATCCGGAATATTTTCAAACGGTTTACCAATCAGACTTTCCGTTGTCCTCGTCCTGGTCAGTGGTACACCACGCCTGCAGGGCATGTTCTACGTGTCAGCCTGGTTGACCGTGAATGTCAGAAGGTGATTTGTGAACCGCTGGGCCGTAATTACCGCATCAGTATGCCGCTTATAGCCTTTTGCTCCGGAAAAATGTTTAAGCGTCTGGGAGGTGTGGCGTGAACTGTTTTCAGTTTGTGTGCGGATGTGCTTTCGATAACCCGATTCAGCGCCTGATTATGTTGCGTGTTTTGATGTCGGGTTCTTCAGACGGTGAAGGCGAGAGAGTTATTGATCATCAGGTGCTTGCTGATTTCTGCTGTTGTTCTAAGCAAGCGATATTCAGGGAAACCCTGGCACTGGAAAGAGCTGGTTATCTTCATATCCGAAAAATTGCAACGCTTACTATTGATGCAAAAGCCAGACTACAACCTGCGCGTGGCTACACAATTCTCATGCTGCGGAAGGAGGTTGTATGAGCCGTTACGCCCCCACACCGGAAGTTATGGCTATTGGTCAAATTAATATTTCCGGCAATGTTACACCTGCGACCTGGTGGAAATATATTCGACTACCCAGTGGGCGTCCGGATGCGACGGCTATCGCTCTGCTTTCAGAGATCGTTTACTGGTACCGCCCGACAGAGGTCAGGGATGAGCACACCGGAGCGTTGCTGGGATATCGCAAGCGTGTTCAGGGCGACAAACTGCAAAGAAGCTACCAGGCGTTTGCTGAGCAGTTTGGTTTCGGGAAAAGGGAAACCGCAGATGCGCTGAAGCGTCTGCGCGATGCAGGGTTTATTACTCTGGATTTACGCACGGTGGAAATGCTCGATGGGGTGAAATGCAGCAATATTTTGTTTGTCGGGATCAACCCACAGGCAATTGCGGCCATCACCACACCTTCTTCTGTTTCGCCAGAAAGTAACAGCAATAATGCAATCAGCGATACAGCTATTACGTTAAAACGGAACACCCCCCGACGTCATAACGGAACAGGGGATACGCCGAATGTTGATACAAATACAGAGATTACTACAGAGATTACAACGGAGACTAAAAACACTATTGATGCATCCGCTGACGCGTCTGCGCCAGCGCGTTCTGCCCGACAGGAATATTCACCGGAATTTGAACAGGCCTGGCAGGAATATCCCAAACGTGCTGGTGGCAATTCAAAATCAGCAGCCTTCAAAGCCTGGAAA